CCAGTTCATGACGCTGGGCGAGGCGTGCGTGGTGTGGGTCGCCGGAGACGACATGCTCGTGTGGGCCGTGTTGGGCGGCGAGTTGATCGTCCTTGAGGGCGACTTGAGCCAGTGTGATCACAGCGTGCGCGCCCCCGCGCTCGAGATGGAGCTCCAGGTGTTCCGTCTGCTCGGCATGGACGCGGGCACGGAGGGTCAGCTTCGCAAGCTGTACGCAGCCCGCCGCCATGTCATGCGCCGCGACGAGGCGGTGGGTCAGATGACCATCACCTACTCGACGATGAGGCGAGTGACGGGCGCGGCAACCACCACGGCGGGCAACACGGCGGTGGTGGCCGAGCAGGCCGTGCACACGCTCGCCACACTGGGCGTGACGGCCGCCCCGGCCAACATCACCGCGCACTGGCGCGCAAGCGGCTACGACCTCAAGCTCAGGGCACAGCGAGGGCCGGTGAGCGGTCTGGGGGCCGGCCTATGGCTGGGGTCGTTCCTGAAGGGTCTGTTCCACCTGGGGACGGACGGCCGCTACCACTGGGCGCCGCTGACCAGCCGTCTGTTGAAGGCCGGAAAGTTTCTCATCCGCCAGACGCCGATCGACCGGATGTACGCCGGGCCGGGGGAGCGGCTGAGTCTCACGGAGGTCGCCGAACGGCATCTGGAAGCGACTGCCGTCGGCCTGCTGGCGTTCTCCCTCGATCCGGTGTTGAAGGGCTTCGCGCAGAAGTGGGCGGGTCGTCCGCGCGCCCGACGCTCGCACGAGTTGGCTCCCCGGACGAAGAGTGAGACCTGGAAGCCGACGCCGGACAGCGCTTCGGAGCTGGACGAGGATGCCGCTTATCGCCAGCTGGCCTGGTGGTATGGCATTGACGAGGCGGAGCTGCGAGCGTTCGCCGAGCACGTCGCGGCGATGCCGGTCTTCAGCTTCAGCACCCACTCGGCGTGGCTGAAGCTGGCCGAGCGCGACTACTGGTAGTCGCTCCAGGCAGGGGATGGGTTGACAAAGCGGACCTTAAGTCGTGGTCCGTTCCCCGCACGAACCCTCACGCTTGTGCAGAGAGGCCAAGCGGCGTTGCGCAGTGACAGCGCGGAATCCGGTTAATCACCGTAGCAGATGTTGTTAGTTGTTTGCGATTGTTGTGAATTTGTTGTTGTCCTCCCCCCCCTCGACCATGTCCACCAAGCAGGGCTCAACCAAGCAGGCACGTCAGACCCGTCGCCAGCGGAAGAACGTCCAGTCGAAGAAGGAAGTCAAAGCGCTGGTGAAGGCGGTGGAAGCACTCCCACCGCGCGGAGAGAAAGCGTACGCCCGTCGCGATACCAAGGATCTGCCGCTGCCTCGCGCGCGCGCAACCGTCAAGGCGGACGCTCCTTACGTCCGTGACTTGATGCACGCGATCCTGTCGCCCAAGACTGCCCCGGGCGACGTCCGCTTGGCCGACGTGTACGACACCGAGCCGACCGCGGTGCTCAACCCGTTCTCTGTGGGTGATGTGCCATTTGCCAAGACCGACACCGTGCCCGATCCGGCGTACGTCGGCCTAATCCCTGCGCAGGAAGCATTCGTGGTGAGCGCACCGTCGGCGCTGCAGAATCTGATCATGTATGATCCGAATCCTGGGAAGGCGTCTTCTGTGTACAACTACGTCTTCTCGGCGCCCGCGGTCGCCCCGAGCGCGACCCTCGTGTCGCTGAAGGGCACCGGCAGCGAGGCACCCCTGCCGGTGGCTTACCTAGCGTACTCGACCGGGCAGAAGTGGCACGGGCAGATCTTGGCCACCAGTGTGCACGGCGAAGGAACGGATAAGTTCGTGTGGCTGGGCCAAGGCGACCAAATCGGCTTTGGCGCGACCTTCGGATCGGCGGGCACGATGGATCTGGTGCTTCATCAATGGCTGGACGGGAGTCTGACCACCATTCAGGATCTTCCTTTAGTGGCTTCTGGACCCGGCCCGGTGAACATCTCAACGACCATCAACTGGCCGGGTTGGTACACGGTGACGTACAACTACACGTCGAACTATTCCGTGACCTCGTTCAACGGCGCCGTGACCTACAACAGCTTGGCAGGTCACATGTGCTTCCGCATGGCACAATCACTGGACACCATCCTCCCTTCGTTCACGGATTTCCGCATGTTGGGCCAGTCGTTCCTGGCGACTAACGTCGCGCCCGAAATTCAGCGCGGCGGGACGATCGCCCAATGCCAGCTCGGCATGGGCGACATGTGGTGGAATTACCTGCCGGACGGCGTGGTCACACCTGGCACGTTTAGCACATTCAGCCCGTTTGCGAAGGTCGGATCATTGCGGACGGCCGATGCTCAGCGTGACGCAGCGAAAGGCAGCTACGTGTGGCGCAAGCCAGCCACGTTGCTGTGGTCAGCCTACCAGGATGAGTTCAGCGTGCAGGATGACGTGCTGATGGACACCCATGTCCAGCTGGTGCCTAAGACGGGCGCTTTCATCGTGTGGACGGCTTCAGTGTCGGCGGCCGATGCGGGCTTGGCCCAGCAGTTCCGCTATACGACCGCGACCTACATGGAAGCCAAGACCACGGACGTCAGCCGGCCGCAGGCCGTTTCCGCCGGCGCGCCGATCGCCGTGATCGACGTGCAGTCCGTGCTGAGGATTACCAGCCAGTATTCGGAGAACCCACTGCACGTGGCCGCCATCATCGAGGCCATCCGGCGAGGCGTCAGTACGGTGGCCGGCATGATCGCTTCGGGCGCGCCGGCCGTTGCGGCCGCCGTCAGCAAGATCGGCGAGGTGGCCGGCGCCGTCAAGGGCGTCCTGGGGTAGACACCGTTTCGGGGGGGGGTGCCGCACAGCGTCCATTCGCGCACGCAGGTTTCGCCAACTGCTGTAGCCGCGAGGACGAGTGTGGCACCGCGAAAGGGCTCGCAACCGATCGCCGGGTTGGCAACCCGGGCCGGCCGAGGAGCTCGCATCGCAAACATGGGAGGACGACAGGGGGCGAGTTGAAAATAGGTGGCGCACAGACCACCCCCCTGAACGAAAAACTCGCGGCTCGCTGCCGGAGCGTGTCACGATGAAATCCGT